ATGCTTACGGTAAAGCAAATCGACGCAGCAAAGCCTGCGGAAATATCATATCGCCTGGCAGATGCCGGAGGACTATTCCTGTTCGTTCCCCCATCAGGGAAAAAGGTGTGGCGCATGCGGTACCGGTTCGACGGGAAAGAAAAGACGCTGGTTATCGGGCCGTACCCTCAAATATCTCTCACAGAGGCCAGGTCAAAACAGTCAGAAGCAAAAATGAAGTTGCTGGCAGGTGTCGATCCGGCAGAACAAAAGCAAGCCATTAAGAAGAAAGAGAAAGAAGCTGTAGCTGATTCGTTCGGTGACATTTTCCGAGAATGGCATGCTCACAAATCAAAGGTGTGGTCGAAAGGATATGCTGACGAGATGATGAGCATGTTCACGGATGACATATTGCCGATCATCGGTCACTTACGCATGGAGGAAGTCGAGCCAATGACTCTGCTGAAGGTCATCCGGCTGTTCGAGGACAGGGGCGCAATGGAACGAGCTGATAAAGCGAGGCGCAGATGCGGTGAGGTTTTCAGTTATGCGATAGTAACCGGCAGGGCTAAATACAATCCATCCCCAGACCTTGCAGGGGCCATGAAAGGATATCGCAAGAACAACTACCCTTTCCTTCCCATGCATCGCATACATGAATTCCAGCGTGCATTGAACGCGTACGGTGGCTGGATAGTAATGAAGATAGCAGCGCAGGTACTGCACTATACAGCTATGAGAACCGTCGAGATGAGATCGATGGTATGGTCAGGAATAGATTATGAGAACAGGATAATCAGTATCGACCCGTCGGTAATGAAAGGAAGGAAGCTTCATATCGTCCCTATGTCAGATCAGGTCGTTGAGCTATTTAAAGTATTGCAGCACATAACCGGCCAGTATTCTCTTTGCTTCCCCGGCAGAAACGACAGGAAGAAGCCAATCAGTGAGAATGCTGTTCTTGGCGTGATTCGCAGCATTGGCTATGAGGGACAAACAAGTGGTCACGGGTTCAGGCACCAGTTCAGTACTGTGCTGAATGAGAAACACTGGAATAGCGACGCAATAGAGATGCAACTGGCGCACGTAAGTGGCGGAACCCGATCAGTGTACAACCACGCAGCTTATCTTGATACACGCCGGGAGATGATGCAGTGGTGGGCTGACTGGCTGGATGAGAAGGTGTCGTAGGGACTCAGAAGAAATCCTATTCTGTCGAAAAACTTATACATCAATGATAGTATCTTTAAAACATTTCAGCTAATTAGAAAATTTTGGTGACGAATGAACGGTAGAATTATTTGGCTAGATAATGTACGTGCGGTCGCATGCGTACTTGTTGTTGTGCTACATACGGTAACGTTGTACGCCATCGCGTTCGATAAAAGCGGGGTACAATGGAATATAGCTAACATAATTGATTCGTTTTCTAGGATTTGCGTGCCTTTGTTTTTCATGATTTCAGGATTTATATTCATGCAGAACAAGGACATAAAAACCAAAAACATATTAAAGGTTTTGGCAAATCTAATTTTATATACGCTTATTGCAGCAATTTATTTAGTTGTTTTTAAATCGAAATCATTAGAATCTGTTTTATCACCTGGTATATTCTTCAATTCCTTTGAGAAACCATTATTTTATCATCTTTGGTTCTTCTATAAATTATTGATTTGTTATTTTATATTCTCGCTAATATCCATTAAGTCAATTAGTTCTATAAAGTTCTTGTTGATTGCCCTGGTGATATTCACTGTCTTTAACCCTACAACATCAAACTTTACCTCACAGTTTTTTGGTGTTAGTTATGGCGGGATACTGACAATAAACGATCAATTGATTTTCTATATACTGTATGGCGCGTTTGGGGCATCTATTGGCACTATGGATATAAAACCGAATCGGGCATATTTATATCTTTCTCTATTTATATTGTTCTCATTACTGACGGCAGCCTTCACATACTCAATTTCTGCTGCAAATGGTAGATATAACAGCTCATACTATTCTTACACGGCACTATTTGTAATGTTAGCGTCAGTGTTTTTGTTTTCTTTCATTAAGTCAAAAGGTAATGAGTTTAATGTTTTTGGGCCTGCAACAAAATACATAGCAACAGCATCACTACCAATATATGGGATACACGCATTCATTCTCGAATGGCTCCTTGATGCGCGCATTGATCAATACATATCACCATTTGGTTTCCCCATCACTTTTATTATAGTATTTGTGCCAAGTTTGGCTTTTGGTATGCTGCTGGCCAAAGTAGATAGAAAGCATATATTCTCATAAATTAAAGCCCATAAATTCTTTCATCATAAACACATAAGCCCCGTAATGGGCTTATGTGTTCCAGCAAATAATGTTCCTCGCGTCAACTGGGGATAAACCGCAATACTTTATATGTCAGACATTTACTCATCAAACACCTGTTAATGTTATTGGCGCTGCATAAATTCCAGTAGGTACCGCACCGGCATAGTAACCTAGCGTAGATGTCCCTCCCAGGTGAAATATATCACCATATAAACCGTACGACTTTCTCACTACTCCATCAAACTCGAAGCAAATTCCTGAAGCATTATCTGCTTTACGCCATGTGTTTCCATGCGATGTAACCGATATGCCGGTAACCCCCGCAGTTTGCGATGTGCCGCCGGTGGTTACCCACCGTGTAACGTGATCCATATAAATAAGACAATTTTCAAAGTTTAGTGAGCACCACCCAATAACATTGAACATAACAGTATTTTTCGTATCAGATGTTTCAAAATACGTTCCTTTGAACGACATACCGGCGGATTCACGAACAGTTGTGGGGGTGTTAAAACCTTCTATTGAACCACCAATAAAGACTGCGTTTTTGATCGAAAAATTATTCTCTACAATCTTATTTACATATGCTCGAGAGTTTATGTGCTTGGTGTTGAATGTTGGCTCACCAGCAGCAGATGAAGCGCGCCACATACAAAAGCAGTATTGCTGAACGCAGTTTGTATATGTAGTGTAGTAATCCCCTCTAGAAACAGAATCCCACGGATTAGAGTCAAATGGATATTTAAACAACACCACCGTAACGTTTTCCGGCTTGATATATTTACCATGTCGAATTCCTGATGTATTTAAATATGCTGATTCAACAGGAAGAGCGACACTTAAATTCATTCCTGTTGTTGAGTATCCTCGACCATAAAGAAGGAAAGTTGATGGAACAGCGCCCTCTCCGCATCTGAATGCTTCTCCGGAATCAGCGTCATAAAAAACAGCTGAAGTAACTGTATTTATTAGTGATGGGTCAACTCCAACATGTACGCCTTGAAAATTTGTTGGATTAAAAATTTCAGAATAAATAGATGTAATCTGTTTAAAAGAGCCGAATGTTTGCTTATTAGGTATCTGTACGAAACTTGTGGTTCTGTGTCTGCGATGCCACCGCCATAAACCACCACGACCAGCAACGTCAGCCGTCTTCTGGAATTCGATAGTGCTGTCGTAAGTGTCGCCTGGGTTCCATGAAACAGCACCGAAGAATTCAGCTAGAAGACAATCATAATCTTTTACGCGTAGCCAGCATCCTGACCCTGATGCTGACGCTGTAAACCATGAATTTTTACCCGCATCATCCCATGTTGCGGGAAATTCCTTGTCTGGATCAATGACAGTTCCTCCGTTATGCGAAGTTTTTGGAGTGGATGAAGACCATTTAAAAGTACCACCACCAACACCACCATCAAGATAGATAATAGACCCAACATGAAAACCTAACACCGTAACAATTGCCGTTTCATCAGTATTTAAAGCAACGAGATCGCTAATTGACCCGGCAATTTTTCGAGTCTTAATAATATTTATCTCTTCCTGAACAGTGTTGCCTGATTCAGATCCAATAATTCCTGCACCAGTTTGCTGTGCCAGCTCCCCTCTCAGAGTAGCATCACCTACTGACAACCAAGCTCCAACGCCAATACCTCCTGATGAATCTGGAGTTGAACCTGATGGCACGTATTTTGGCAATGCTCCATCCCAGCGATAATACGCACCAGTAGACTTAAGACGTAAAACCTGGTTAGGCAGAGTTAGCGTATTTCCATCTTCGAAACTATCCAAAGTGACATAGCCAAACGCGGCAATAGCCTGTTGAGCAAGCCAGCGAATTCCTTCAATGGTGTAGTGATCCTGACCAAAGCGGTCGGTATATTGCTTAGCCATCGACGTCACGAATTCGTCAATTTTCCCGGCATTGAATTTCAGGTCGCGTGGCGATTCACTCGGTACTGGCTGATTAGTAGGTTGAGTAGCCATATTTATTCCATAAAAAAACCCGGCACATAGGCCGGGTCTGGTTTGTCGGGAGGTTCTTATTGGTAGATAGCGTCGCTGTATTCCGCTACGGTCAGAGATACCGTGTTATCTGTGTTGGGTTTTATGCTGCTAACAGTCCATAACTGGCTGTCCAGTTCTTCCACTGTAGCTATGAGATATCGAGATGGAAGTTGCACAGTATCTCCATTCCAGATATTGAGCTGGATGTCAGGTATTGCTGAGGTGAAGCCGTATTTCGTATCGCTTCTTGCAGATGCCAAATAGCGAGGGGTTGGTTTACCCTGGCTATCGGTGACAAGAACATACATTGAGCCGGAAAACGTAATAGGCTCACTGGTGTCAAAGTCATTACCAGTTCGCCCGGTGATGTATCCCTGTTGCTGGTTGCTGTCGTAGATGTCCGACATCTGAATGACGCTTCCAACCTGGATAATCCCGTCCTCGAACACCTTGGCGTTCATCTTCACCCGTGAGTAAATAAGACGCTTCGTTTCGCGCAGCGCACGTTCCCGCGCCTGATACTCGTTCCGAAAGCCGACTATCTCAAGCTTGTTCGGGTTCTCCGCTTCCTGTTCGACGACAGAGCCGTTCAGCACGCGGTAATTGATGTATGTCTTATTGTTTGTGGTTGGGTGAACATAGGACACTTGCACGCCGTCATAACCGCCTGGTAGCGTGGCCTCGTATGTCATTTTGTACTCGTCGGTCTTCATGTTAGCCCGGTTAAATACGGCTGCCGGGTAATAAACCTTCTGATCGCGGGTGAACGTCAGTACACCGTCATCCCAGTACGCCATGACAGACGCCGCATTGCATATCGCCTGCACCCTGTCGCCAAGAGAGTCGTTTTCATCATCGAAGGTGTAATCGAAGTATCCTAGTCGCTCATCAGTCAGGCTCTCAGCGATGGAATACAGCCCGTACAGGTCAATGCTGTTTTCCGGTTGTTTCCCCATTACAAGCCACGTATGAGCCACAGCATCAGCAAATGAACGCGACGGACGCAATGTGTAATCGACGGTCTGTCTCATCAGGTCGTAACTGATAGTCTGACGAGTTACCAAAGCGTTATATTTTCGGTCACGGCTTCCCAGTGCGTTCTCTGTTGCCCGCACCTTGACGCGAACCAGAGTATCGGTCGGATGAACTACGTTGCTTCGGATGTTGACAGCGTGTATTTCCTCAACCTTAAGAATTGACGCATCATTGGAGTTGTTTGTCCGCTGGAAGTTGATGGCGTATTTACCAAACCCTCCTGCTGGAATTATTTTATCGGTCCGATAAAACACTTCGCTGGTCGACTTATGTGGTGTTCCCTGATGATAGGTAAAGGTCTGTTGTGTGCCGGGGATCTGATTGTAATCGTCGTCGATTTTCCAGATTGTCACCGTCCAGTCAGTCCAGTTACCGCCACCAAGTGATGACTGTGTATGCAACCAAAGCTCTGTTGACTCAACCGGCGAGAAGAAAGGCCCAACAACAAGAGCCTCATTATCGTTTAGAATGAATTTCGTCGTGTTAATAGTGGCTGTAGATGGAACGGTAGGCGGCCCCTGCAAATCTGTCATGGTGAATGTGTACCACTGAACAGGATTAATAACGGCGCCATCATTAGTCTGCACTGCGGAAATTAACGTTCCTGAGAACACCACATCCTCAGTAACACTACCGGATGCCGTATTATACGTGACATTAATGGTGAATGTGACGGAGTGTGGTAGCACGAGCCCCATGAAGTAGTCGAACTCAGCCTGCTTGACGATTTTCATCGCTATCTGTCCGCCAGCATAATCCCCACTTACTACGGTATTGGCAGTTGCCGATTCTACCGGGAAATTGTCGCTTTCGTTTGGCCCTGGCATCTCCTGCCCGTCGACATCGTCGAACGAATAGCCCTCGTTAATAGTCGGTATTACCTCACCAGGCTGATAAAACTGGTATTCGGCACCGGCCATCGATCCGAGACTCGACTCGGAGTAACGCACAGACTCATAGTCATACTTACCGATACCGATACACATCCACTCAGTGACGTATTTCAGGCCGCCGTCGTTCTCACTCTGCCGCACATATTCAAACATCGATTCCTGAATCAAGTCGGGAAACGATCTGACCTGACCATAAATGTCAGGCTTCGCTTTGTATACCCTGGCGGTATTTGTCTGCCCGGTCAGGCTGTTATTCGGTGAGTCGACGGTGTTGCCGCCGTTGTTAGCAATTGCAGGCTTCGGAGCCAGGAAGGAAAACACAGCCCCAACAACTTTGAAGATCGGGCTCAGGATATCGCTGACGATGCTTTTTGGCTGGTCGAAAATCTGGATGGTGTCCAGTTCGCTCAGTTCAAATGCCAGCTCATCATCATCACTTAACCTCACGCCGTTGCGGACGATCAGCAGATCACTGTGAAAGGTGGCATCATTGGCCGCCAGCCAGTCATAAAAAAGGGTGCCGTTAGGCACCCTGCAACGCAGCTTAGGCGTTCCTGGAAAATTCGATATTTCAACCAGCGCCATATTCGAAAAACTCCACTTTAGTGAATGCCCGCTGAATAACCAGTAACGAGTCCATGCGCACGCTGCCGTTCTCGCCCCTCGAGTGCAGCGCCTGCCGGTTAAGCACCAGGCCAACGTGCGCCGGTTGCGCGCCGCGGTATCCGACAAATATCCCGCCTTCGACAGGTTTATCGGTCTGGCACCAGAAAACGACGTCGCCCTGATAGCAGGTGAAGAAGTCAGCTCCGGCTTCGTAGTCCGGAGTCTGGTGCAGCTCAATGCCGAGAACGTGACGGTAATACAACACCACCAGTCCCCAGCAATCCACCCTATCGAACGAGCAGGCCCGGTTAGCCCACGGCACGCCGATCACCTTGCTGATGAAATCAGAGGTACTGCAGTCCGGTGTATTCCTGCGGATCATAAAGTCGGCCTATATTGTTGTTCAGCGGGTTAGTGACAGAAAGCGTCACTGAAGCGGCATCGGCGTCAATATCGACCGTCTTGACGTATAACTGCCACGACTTAATCGGCACTGACACGTCACCGCTGTCGAATATTTGCCGGGTGGCAGTGATGGCCGTCAGTCGCGCCGCACCATTCCACTGCTTCATCAGCGTTTTGATATCAGACGATAGTCGCCCTAACTTCACAGTAGCGTCGATCACCGGCGTGCCGCTCTGCTGGCTCTCTTCAATTTCAAAGCGCGCTGGTGTGTACGTCTGTCCGCCAAGCGTCTTCGGGAAGAACTGCTTGTCGACCATGCGAACGTAGCCAAAGGATGGATGGTAGAAAGTAATGGTGTCGTACAGTCCGCGCGTCGGGCGCTGCTGTTTGTATTCCCTGAAGCTCGGCATTACGGCACCCTCGGTAGTGATTCCGGGTCGCGTCCGTCCGGATAACCCGTAACCACGATGTCCAGCCACGAATCCCACGGCGGCGGAAGCTCAACAATGATGTCGTCGAACTCGTCGTCGGAGTTGTAGAGGTGGTTAGCAATAACCGTCCCAGTCCATGTAACAACGCCGTTTGTGATGTTTGTCTGAACAGGCATCTGCGTGAAGTGGAGTTCCTGCAGCTGTAACCCACTGCCGCCGAGATTCACCATCATACGGAACCAATTTAGCCCACGGTTTAGGTAGTTAGGACTGCGCAGCCACTGCTGGAATGCGCGCTCCTCTGCCGAAGTAAAGATCCATGTCAGTGACCAGGTCACTTTTAGATCATCGGTCTGGTTCTGAAAGATAGCCGGGCCGACCGCTGGCTGATCGGTCTGGAACCCGGTATCGAGCGTCATATTTTTGCTGGCCTTCTGCGCCAGCGGAAGCCAGTCGGGATAGTCGATAATTGGCATCAGCCCTGCCCCCTTGGCGTGCGTTTAACGTTCATATTGCTGGTTATGGCGCTGCTTGCAGGACCACCGTTATTCATGTCAGCGATAAATGCCTCAAGCGTCCATGAACCATCACCGTTCTGCTTTGCCTGAGCATCAACAGAAGCGGATGAATAGTTGTAGATGTTGAGAACAGGAGCTCCACCACCACCGCCAGAAGTCATATCCTTGTTGCTGATAACCCTGCCGTTGTCACCCGGTATCATGTACTGCTTACCGGTGCTGGCCTGGTAAATCTCAGGCATGCCGCCTTCGCCTACCTGATACATCCCGCCAGCACTAACCGGTCCACCATTTTTGCGCTTGCCAAGCAAGTTCGCGCCAATAACGCCAGCCACCGCGCCGAGACCGATAGCCGCCGCCGTACCCATTGAGGCAATGGAGGACAGGATAGCCGCCGGAGTCCACGCCGCAGCTGTTGTCGCTGCAGCTGCTGTGCTTGTCGCCGTCTGTGTGGCTACTGCTGCCGTCTGCACTGCCGTCACCGTGCCGATAGCCGCTGTTTGTGCCGCCTGTCCCATGATGGCTGATTTAACCCACTCGATACCCATCTGGACGAACGAGTTAATGACGCTATTCAGGACTGTCATGCCAATACTGCGCATTGCATCGCTGGCAGACATGCTGCCGGTGATAATCCCGGTAAGCGCATTACTGGCGACTGATCCGAGAGAGTTGAAAGCTGCAGCCGCTGCCTGCGTGGCCGCGTTCTGCTGGGCCCACTCTTCCCACATCGCCGCGTTACGCTGCTCCCGGTATTGCTGTTCGATAGCAGCTCGCGCCGCCTCAGCCTCTCCAATCTTCTGCGGATAAAGCTGGGCATACTGTTGGATATCAGCGATGTCTTTCTGGTACTGGCTATCCAGTCCGGCAGTTTTGCTGGTTTTACCCTGGATGGTGCTGAACTTATTGGCAGCCTCTGTGCGCTCACGTTCAGCCTTTGCCTGCTCACGCAGTGCGTTGGCATTATCCCATGCTTTCCCAGCAAGTTGCCCGGCAAGCATGAGTTGCTCCTGCGTGGCGGTATTACCGAGAGACTGCTGCGCATTAAGCACAGCCTGCGCTCGCGATAATTCACCAACGCTGCCTGCTGACAGCTCGGCTTTCTGCCTCAACTCGTCCAGTTTTTGGTTAACAGATTCTTGGGCTTTTGCGTATTGCTCTGCCTCTTTCTGCGCTGCAGACTTTCCTCCTTTAGATTTGCTGCCAGTAGCGGAACCAGTGGTTTTAATCTCTATCGGCTTCGTATTCGCCGCTGTCTGTGACGCCTTGGAAACAGCAGCCAGATCGCCAACCAGCATGGCGGCTTTATTGCTTAGCCCTGCCAGCGCTTTGTTTTGCGCCTCCCATCCATCAAGCCCAAGCCATGACCAGGTACGCGCCCGGCGCGTGAACATTTCTGCCGTACTGTTCAGATCCGATATCTGAGCATCTGCAGACGCCGCTTTACCCACCAGCCTGTCGAGCGCAGCAGTCATAGAGTCGATTATTGCCACCAGACCACTACTGGCACCAGTCGCCTGGTTAACAGAGTCGATCATTGACAGGAACGAGTTGGTCAGTGCGGTGTTGGCCTGTGACAATGTGCGAGGTAGTTTCTCAAACTCAGCATTCACTGAACCGGTTTGCTTCTGAATAGCGTTGAGTGCATCTTCTGCCGTCAGTTTCCCGTCCAGCATCAACTGGCGAAGCTCTCCAATGCTAACTCCCATCCCGGCAGCAATCTGGCGCGCCAGCTCCGGCATTTGCTCAAGGATGGAGTTGAATTCCTCCGCCCGGACAGTGCCGGATGAAATTGACTGGCCGAACTGACGAAGAGCATTCGCCATTTCTTCGGAAGAGGATCCGCCGATGCGCCCGATTTTCTGAAGTGTCTCGGTGAGCTGAATAATCTGACCGTTCGTCGCTCCGGTATCGCGCAACGCTGTGCTTAGGGTTTCCCACAGTTTTGCGGTGTCCTGCAGCGACCCGCCCGTTGCCGAGCTTATGCGCATCAAACCCTGCATTGTCTGGGTGGCGGCCGCGGCGCTGCCGGTTAACCTTTCGATCCTGGACTGCATTTGAGACATGGCGTCAGCCGCTTCAAGGAAGCGCTTACCATAATCAACTACCTGAGATACGGCGATCGCGGAAGCTATTGCAGACAGCCCTGTCTTTAATCCAACAGAAGATTTTGCTGTCTGATTTTGCGCTTGCTTGAGGTCGTATAATTTACCTGCAAGCTCGCCAATTTCTTTTCGCTGAGCCGCAGTAGCAGATGATCCAGCCTGGAGCCTGGCCGATAGCATTGCTGCACTTCTCGCGCCATTTTTCTGCTCTTCATTGAGAACAGCGATCTGCTGCGTAAGGCTCAAAGAAATTGAGCGCAATCTTGCCGCGTCATTGGCCTGTTGCGCCGCCTGTTTGGCTGCTTCAGACGATGCTTTTGCTGACGCATTTTGAGCTGATTTAAGGTCATAGAGCTGGCCGGCAAGCTGAGAAATACGCGCCTTTTGCTCGTCAGTTGCCCCATTCCCCGCTTTCATTTGGGCGGACAGAATAGCGGCGCTGCGAGATCCCTCAATCATCTCAGCATTCAGGACGGACAACTCACCTTCAAGGGATGAGATCGCCGATTCTGATGCTCTGAAAGCAGCGGCACTATCGCTATTTGCTTTTGCAGCATCGATAGCGGCCTGCTTTACGTCAAAAAGTTTTACCGCAAGGTTACCAATCTCCCTGCTCTGCGCCTCTGACGCATCACCTGACGCTGCAATTTGAGCTGCGAGGGCTGCAGCGCTGCGGGCACCATTTTTATTTGCCTCTTCAAGAACTGCTATTTCATTACCAAGCCGCTCCATGATTTTGGCTGCATTGCTCGCATCATCCGCAGCCCTTGCAATCGACTTGCCAGATTTATCAGCAGATTTTTCAAGCCCGGAAAAGTTATCGGCGGCTTTACCTGCGCCATCACCCATTCCGTCAAGTGACTCAATGGCTTGTCGGCCAGCCTGAAGTAATGGGGCTATATCAGCGCTTACTGTATAGACGATGCTACCGGCGTCTTTCTCACCTGCCATGTCATTCTCCGGTTATTGCTTTGCTTTTGCCCTGCGCGCAGCCTGTTTAGCCAGGTATTCGTCGGCGATGCTGTCGTACTCATCGCGTGTGAAACCTTTTTGATCGGGATATTTCGCCGCCAGCAGCATCTGAAATTCGGTCATCGTTAACTGCGAGGCTTCGGCGCGGTTCATGCCAAAGTGGCTACGTGCCGCACTGATGTAGTCGAAGGCCTTAAACTCTGTAGTGCGCTCACCAGTCTCATGGCGCTGCAGCTGGCGAACCTTTGCCTTTCCGACGACACCGTGCTGCATGAGATGCTGAGCCAGTACGATGATGTCGTTCTTCGGCATCTGGCCCGGGCGGTAGACGACGCAGTGCCGCCACCCTTTCCACTCGCCGATCATTGGCGTCAGATCGCTCTCACAGCACGCCTGTAAAACATGCATACACGTTGATAAAAGCTTTTCAGCAGCTCGGTTGAATGATGGTGACAGCCATTCAGGAAAACGCCCCAGCGTGCCTGCGCACACCTCAATGAGCTGAGCGACATCATTGCCGTGTATGGTGGCGTACGCCTGCACAATCTCTTCAGGAGTGCCGATCCTCGTCATAGCCTCGAATGAAGGACGCAGCAGGTAATCTTTCCCGCCATCACGGCTGTCGCTGATGGAGATTTCGCCAATATCGGTTAAAGCGGTCATAGGCATTCCAGTAAACGGTCATTATCAAGGGCAGCACGCCGCCCTTTGGAATGTCCGTTAGGTAACGGTAACCGTATGTACGGCCACAAAGTTGCCGTCTTCGGTGTTGATGATGATCTGCGCGCTGCCGGTGGCGACACGCGTCACGGTAACGGTGTTGCCAGAGGCGGTGGCCGTTGCTTTGGTCGCATCGGTAGTCGCTACAGTGAAGTCTTTGTTGGTTGCGCCGGTTGGTGCGATATTCACCGTGAAGGTGCTGGTACCACCCGCAGTTCCGGTGCTGGTAGTCGGGGTTACCGTCACGCCAGTCACAGCGACCGCGGTGATTTCGTTCACTTCGATGGTGCTCGCGTCGCCGACTTTGAACTCAGTCGAGAAAGTGACGATGTCGTTGGTACCGCCGTCTGAGCTCAGCGCCGTGATGTTCATGTAGCCGATGAATTCAACCGGGCCATATTCCATTCGCACCCAGATACCCGTTTGACGCTTGGCAGCAAGCTCGTCAGCAAAGTACTTAATGAATTTTCCGACGCCGTACTGATCCAGCTTGTCCTTCTTGCGTACTTCACCTTCAAAACTGAAAGTAAGATCACTGTTGGTGATGATGGTCTCGACATAGCCGCCGCCGTCATCCGCATCAGAGGTAACCGAGTTCGGGTTGAAGTCGAAGCCTTTCGACGTACCAGCAGCCAGCGCCTTCCACTCAGATTCAAGTGGCTTGACGTCCGGGCAGCCATCGGCGACTTCCAGCACGACCGCACCGCCGAACAGGCGCTCGTTCGAGTTCTGGCAATTAGCCATGTGAAACTCCTCTTTGACGTATAAAAGAAAACCCGCCGAAGCGGGTTATTTGGTTGGGAATGGCTAGTCGCCAAACGTGCAGGCAAATTGCAATCGGAAGACTATTCGCCCTTCTTCTGTGAGCACCGGCGCGGGAATTGCGCCCATGTTCTGGATGTAGCCGACGCACTCGTCAACCATGGGGTTTGCCTGAACGTAATCGACGATGCGCTGCACAGCGTTGAGCGCGTCTTTGCGCTTATCTTTCGCGCCGACAACGTCGACCAGGACGTGATACTCAGAGCCGAGGTCCGTGCGGATATTCGAGCCTCCGTTAGGCCTGAACACCATGATCGCCTTCGAAAGGTCTCCCGGGTCGTCATACATCAACTGCTGCACCGTGAAACCGGTAGTTAGCCCGGCGTCGCCGAACATGTTGCGCACCCGCTCGTGCATCATGGGTGTCATAGCGAAAGCTCCTTGCGCATCACCGCATCAACGTTATCGCGCTCGTCATTTGCGCCTTTGGTCAGAAATTGCGGCTCACCATGCGGATCCCAGTAGTTGCCCTTTTCGGTACCGCCGCCGAACTGCTGCCCGGAACGGGTCGTGCCGAAATGAGCGCGCGGCTGGCCTTTCAGCTTGCCTGAGGCTTCGTGCACGTATGCGGCATAGTTGGCTGAGTAACCGATGCGCCCGGTGATGAGAACCCCGCCAGCGTCGATTTCTCGGAACTGGCTGTTAATCAGCGTAGAGGTGTCGATCGGGGTGTAATAGGCCGCCCTGTCACCGATGAGAATCATCGCCGACTGCAACGCGCGAATGACTTTGCGCCCCTTGACGTCGTTGATGACATCGTTCAGGTGCTTCTTCGCCTGGCTGATGCCTTTCACTTTGATGCCCATGGCTACACTCCCGTAAGGATGGCGTAATCATCCGCCAGCCGCTCGAACGTGTCGGCGTAGCGGATAACCTGCCGCACCTCGTCGGCACCGGCCACAACAGGGTCCGCTTCGGTCGATACGCCAATCAGCAGGTAATCACCCGCGGCCGCCAGCGCGAACTCGCTCCAGACGGTGTTCTTCACGACGATTTCGGAGCCCAGACTGGCTAACTTCTTGCTGAGCCCGCCCTCGTAATCACAGAGGATTTGCTCAGGCTCGGCATAGCCCAGCGAATCGCCGTATTCGTCATTGCCTTCCAGTTTGCGCCAGATGGTCGCCGTGGCAGTGTATGACCAGTTAGCTACCGATGACATCAGCCCTCCTTCCGGCGCAGAACAACCGTCACGTGTCCACCATGGCCTTTAAGCCGCTCACTGCGGTTAATGGTAGTTGGTGGTATGAACGAGCTCATGACGCCCTCGCCAACACGATAAATCCTGCTGTTTTTCAGTAATCCACCTAGTTTCATTCCTTCCACCTCAGCACCTTCGCACCAGTAGCCCGGATGCGCGGGCAGTTAATGAACCACTCGCCATCTGATTTAACGTAGCCGGTAGTCTCCCGCCCGGTGTCGGTCATCACCCATACGCGGGTGAACGAGCGCGGCAGCCAGTGCTTAACAGATTTGTACGTCATGACTCTGCACCAACCACTGTGAAACCGGTAAGCTGTCCGTCATCGTCATACATGGCTGCTGCGTAGCCTGTTCCGGGCTTAGCCATGGCATTCACGAACCCGACCAGCCCCATGGTGATAACTCCATCTCGAGACTGAGAGCAAACGAATGGAATATCGCTACCGAGGAACGCGTCGTTGCATACCACCCGGTGATTGATCAGGTCAGCAGTAGCCACACGGTCAGTAGCGAATAACTGGTTCAGCAGCTCGGCAATTTGTCTTGCTTCCAACATGTTATTTACTCCCATTACACATGCAGCCGCCCTTCCCGATCCAGATACCAGCGAATGCCGGGGCGGCGGTAGGGTCAGAAGGAATTAGGGAAGTGGCGCAGCCGTACTTATCCAGCCCACGCAACAGATTCACTGACGCTTTCCAGCGGTCCGTGAACGACTGATACCGGAACGAGCGAGACGCTCCGCTTGGAGCCGTCTGGCTGGAGATATATTTATCCCCCTGCCCGAGACCCATAAGCGCCAGCAGATAGAGCTGAATCAGCAGCGCGGTCGATGCAGGATAATGCGCATCGAGACACTCCTGAATGCTGTTAGCCTGGTCTACGAGAGCCTGAAGAACAAAATCGGGAATGGTAATTCCCTGGCTCTCCAGATACTCCTTCGCCTGTTCGAGAGTTACCATTATCGACTCCGTGAAATACCCCGCCGGAGCGGGGCATAAAAAAACCGCCTTAGCGGCGGCTGTTATTCAGCAGGGAAAAGCTTTTCGAGTTCGCCATCAGGCAACAACTCACTGAGCTTTTCAGCACCCAGGTTGCCTTTAAACTCAATACCCAGCTCAGTAAGGCGGCCCTGAATAATCTCTTTGCGAGATTTCTCACCGGTACCGGCATCAGGCGTAGACGGGGTAAGTTCTCCGCCTGCCTCACCATTCATGAGACGGACGTTAGAATTCAGCGCAGGGTGAAGCTCTTTCAACTCCACCACGTCGCCAACCTTTACGCCGAACCACGGGCGCACAACTTCGTATTTAGCCATGTTGTTCCCTTACGCAAGGTTAGCGCCGTAGACAACTCCAGACAGGCCCTGATCGTCTGCGGTGATTTGCAGACCTTCAGCAGACATAATCTGGAAGTTGTAGTTAACGTTAGGCAGTGGACGCGGCAGCGGAACAACGCCTACAGCCATACCCACTAGTGGAGAGATCACGTCACGGCGACGAACGTACGCGATAAACTCGTTACCGGTCAGCGCGAAGCTCATGCGGATTTCTTTCACCGGCGCGAACGGCAGGACAGCCTGCAACACAGTGCCGCTTACAACGCCGTTAACCACGTACGGCTGCGCCAGGTTTGCCCAGATTTCTGGAGAAACCCACATCACATCGTATGAGGCGACTTTGTTAGTGCGCGCGGTGGTGCCGAATGCGCCTTTACCGAAGAATGCAAAGATCGCGGTCATGTCAGCGGTGGTCAGGTCGATGTTCGCACCACCAGCACCAGACCCGAGGTTAATCTTCTTGGTGTTGCGGTGGTTCTTGATGCCCTGCGCCGGGTAGGACTGAACCTGAATTTTTGAATCGCCGTTCAGGTAGTAGTTGACGCGTTTCTGGTTGAACTTGCGCATCTTCGCCATCTGGGAGTCCAGCACCAGGTCAATGCCAACAGAGTTCAGGCCAGCAGCATGACGCCAGTTTACACCGTAACCAGCAGTGAACACCGGAATCGGGTCGCCATCGCTCGCGTAGTCAGTGTGGTCGAATGAGAACGGCGCCTGCCCATCGATGCTTACCGACACGTCATCAGCAATGTCGCCAACTACGTTATACAACTTGGCGGTTTTACCGACCGGCAGCACCGTCTGAACGCCGATCAGGTCGTTCACGATTTCCATGCCGACTTCCTGATCGCGCAACTGCAGCACCTGGTTGTCAATCTCAGCCCAGAAGTCACGGGAGAAACCGCCAACGGCGTTACAGGCCAGCATATCAGGCGTCATGATTGCGCGGTTAGCTGCAATGATGGAATCGTTCTGGAGGTTCCACATGTTGCGGTTTGCCCACAGTTCGCTCCAGTGCCCGCTGAGGCGGGAGTTAGTCGCCAGCGTCTCTTTAGAGAAGTACATATGTGTTTGTCCTTTTGTTACGCGCCAGCTGCGGCGACAGTGCCAACGCGCATGCGCACGCGAATGAAGTCGGTAGTGCTGGCTGCGATGGTGTATTCATCCTGGCTGTAGCCGATCACTGAATCAGTGTCTGAGGTAGCAAGGGTGAACTGACCAGACGTTCCCAGCTTGATCGGGCTGTCTTTCTTATAAGCGCCAGGCGCACACAGCAGCGCCAACTCACGCCCTTCCTCGACGTAGTTACCGACAGCAGAATCACCGGCAGGGATTGATTCGGTGATGGTTAATCCCTGGTGATAACCAACATCGATGATGTACAGGCGGCCGGTTAGCGCAGTGGCCTGGGCGAATTTATCGGATGAGTTGATGGTTGCGGCGGTTCCCGGAAGCAGCGCTGCAGCCGTGGTTCGGGTTTCGGTCTTGTACAGAGACTGACCGTCGATATTAACGCGACGATAACGAGGCATTATTCCGGCTCCTTATTTGAAGTATTCGGCAGCAGAAGGCGCGCCGGTTTCTTTGTGCTGCTGTGCATTGTTGGTGCCCAGCGGAGCAGCTTCGCCCAGTGACTTAAACATCGCGTCCAGGGGCTCTCCTGAAAGCGCATTCGCGACGATATCGCCATGCACCTTAGCTACCGCCTCACGCTTGGCTTTCTCTTCAGCACGCGAATTGGCGGTCAGGGTTTCCGCGAGTTGATTCTGATTGGCCTGCAGCGCATCAACCTTTTCCGCGAGAGGCTTGATAGCCGCTTCAGTATTGGTCGCAACAGCCTGGCCGATCATGCTGCCGATTTGTTCCAGTTCTTCTTTGGTTAAAGGCATGTCGCCCTCCGTTTTGTGGTTTGGTGCAGGCTGTTCCTGCGGTGTGAATAGAGCTTTGAATTTGTTGGCCACGACGGCCACCCACGATTCCTGACGCGTCACTGCGGTTCCGGTATCGTCGATAGTGATCTTTTCGCCATCGGCGGAATAACCGTAAACCTGAGCATCACCGCCATTTCGCACGATAACCACCTGCGAGTCAGTGAAGTCAGCAACCCAGGCGTATTCATCCGCGCCCGCCGCAAACTTCGCTTTGGCCGCCCGATCGAGACGCTGCTCTCGCTCCCGGTAGGATTCACCCACCAGCGCGCCAGAGTTCGCCTTAAGAGGCTGAGCCAGATCGGCGTTAACCATCAGGCCAACACCTTGCTCCGGAGTAGCCGCTCCAACTTCGTGCAGCAGGATCGCGTCATGGTCCATGCCGTGGATATCAGCTACCCACTCAGCACCCGTTGCGCGCTGCTGATCGTTCGGTTCAAGCTGGTCGAGGAATGCGGCAACACTGGTATGAATCGGCGGAACGTCTTCGCCGCGCTCAATGGCAGCAACGCGATCAAGTAGCTCTCTGCCACCTTCCGACTCGCTTGCACGGGCCACATCAACCCACTTTTCGAGGTATATGCGATTACCGGACTTCTTAACGTTGCGGTTCCATGCGCCGATATGGCCTGCGTTAATCCCCTCTGGGGAGAAAGCAGATACGAACTGACCGTTAACCTGAGGATGCCCAAGCGGTGCCAGGGTGCCCTCCAGCCCCTTATAGTGGGCGTCGATTTGCTCTTGCGTGTACAGCCCGCCATTCATGACGACGTTCGCCGGAAGTGTGTAACTCGGCAGCACCAGATGCTCGCGACCGTTGTATGTTTCGCGCCGGATAGACTGGCTGTTCACCTTCGTGGTGATGTTGACCTGCATAGGCATAGTTATTTCTCCGCCCAGGCGTAACCACGCGCCTGCATCGATTTATATTCCTGTTTGAGTTTCGTGATGGTGTCCGGGTATTCCGGCTTACCGTCCGCATCCACCAGCACCGACTGCTGGCTGCATTTGCAGTTGATGGAGTTCCCATCCTTGCTGTACCAGTCACGAACCTCTTCATTGGTGTAGAGATTGGCGTGGCGCACTGCGTGGGTATGTCGGGTTGTCGGTGACAGTGCCGAGATATGAACCAGAAGGGTTTTAAGGCCGTAAAGGTCATTAGCCTCCTGGTCTTCATCCCACTTAGCCCGGCGCAGCGCGGTAGTCACTTCAGTGCGCGCTATTCTGTTCGCCCTGCGTTTCTCAATACCGGTCTGGTCTGTCAGGTTTCGGGCAATATCCAGCGGGTTAAGCCCTCGCCCTACTCCATCAGTAAGCACGCGCGCCATATCGCGCTTAACATCAGCAGTAAGCCCCTTCATTTCCTCAAACACACGGGCATGCACCAACGCCATGCGTTGCTGATACGGGTCGCTTGCGAGGATGGATGCTAACGACTCACGACCAGCGGCGTAAACCGGCGACTGCTGGCTGAGGTTGTAGAACGACTGCCCGGTCCCTTTCTCCGAAGCCAGATCGATGTACTCATAAAACCACAGGTCGTAATCGCCACCTTCAAGCAGCACCTGATCAACCAGGTAACTGGCATCGTTCAGGATGATGGATAGCAACGTTGGGTTTAGCTGGTATTCGTATCTGGCGTTTACTGCGAGGGAGGAAGGTATTTTGTCGAGTGCTGATTTGTACGCTTTGCCAATTTTATTCATCCGCCTGGCGAAGTCTTTCATTGCCCGGCGTTCCAGCGAATCGGCTCCGGTCGGATCCTGATAGTTACGCGGTAGAATCGGTGGCTTCGTCTTCTTCGTTGCCATCCTCTTCTCCTAACGGCTCTTCGTCGTCATTATCATAACCAGCAGCTGTACGAATCTCTTCACGGCTGAATGCTGGTTCGTCACCGCTGCCCTGCATGGTCTGGTTAATCTCTCCCATGGTCTTAGCGTTGGTGAGTTTCTCAGTACTGGTCTGTTCGTTAAGGTCATCCCAGATAACAGCCTTCTGGCTGACTGAGTCTACGATTTGCAGATCGATAAGCTTGTCGCAGAAGTCCTCTATTTCGAAAGAGAGGTCTACGCGTCGCGACTGACAACGAGCATTAAAGTATTTCTGGTCTTCGGTGCTGGAGCGCTCGGCCTGCTGATTACCAACCAGAATGCGCGTCGGGATATCAACTCCTGCGGCGGCTGTTTGCAGGTTTACGTTATAGGTCGCTGACGGATCCGCTACAGCAGTGACCAGTGGCGTGACTGTGGCCCCTTGGGTTGTCATCAGAACATCGTTACCACGGTTCATTTCCCCGGCAACTTCGTTAAACTTATCCTGCAACTCGTCAATGCTCACGCCATAAAGAGACGCGAGATTGTTGAAGTCGATTTCCTTCTCAAAGTTGACATTAAGCTGGCGAGCGGCGTTCTTCAGGAATGACTCCCCAGACCCGCCCTCTACTTTCTCCAGACTCACAAAGGCGTTATATGCTGGCTCAAGAAAGCCAATAGCATCGTCAGAGTAATCACCAAGGATGAAAACGCGATCGGGGTGGATATTGACGCGGCGACTTGAACCATTCGGCAAGCGTTCGGCGTACTGCCACATCTTCGGTTGTCCGTACGTCTTCGAGTTCAGGCCGGTATCCCACTCGCTCACCGTGAGCGATCCAGCCCATGCCACAGATAATTTCTGAAGTCCTCGCCCCTTTGTAACCGGAAGGTTCCAGTCTTTTTCGTCGCGTACGTGCAGAAGGATGCCTGCATAACGTCCGACAAGACGGCGGCGATCCGCCTCAGAGAATGAGCGCCAAAACCGGTTGTTGAATACCTGCTTGGACTTTTTCTCCCATGCTGTTTCGTCTTCGCTCTCGTCGTTATCGTCACCTTCGATAATTTCCGGGTTGGTCTGCCAGCACTTGCCCACCAACTTCTCTACCGCTCCGTGGGCTATGCCACCGCGCCGATACAGGGAATAAAGGTTTTCGTAGGTAATCTGCTCAGGGAAGCCATACTCACACCATGCGGAATGGCGCTTATTGTCCAGCCCCATCGTCGGTGCCATCAGCCCCATACGGGCGCGCGCCATCCGCGCATCGTTCAACGCATGGTTGACGGCGAGAGTTAATTTGTCAGTCATTGTTTGTCCGTTGGTGGGGTTAAGGCATGAAAAAGGCCACCGAAGTGGCCTGAACTTATTGGTAGCTTTTCAACTTTATCGTATCGCCCTTAAATTGCTTCTGAAGCGCCTCTAGCAGAGCTGATTCCGTCTTCCCATTAGCAAGAACATCGTTTAGCTTTACCTGATTGCCAACCGTTGAACCCTTCGCGATACGCTGGAAAATGACGTTTTTAAAATGATGCTGCATAACTATCTCCATGTAAGTACATCATTAAGAAATAACGTCAATTCTTGGTGAATCTTTAATTTTTAACGCAACCTTTTGGGGATCATCATCCCTGCCATCTGGCCCTTGCGCTTAATGTGCCCGTCAAGGCTGTAGCGAATGCCGTCCCAGCAGTGTTCATAGCCATCGGCGAGCTTCGGCAACACCTCGCCGGTGATGCGGTCCGTTTTGTACGACCACATGCGGGCCTCGCGCGCCACGTTCTTGCAGCGGGGATGGATAATGATTTCGTCGAATCCGCGAAGGTGTGCGATCCCGTCCTCAACGCTTCCTTGCCATTTCTCAGCGGCTGAGATGTTGAAGCCCTGCCGCTTGAGATAGCTGATTGTCTCAGGGCGCGCGGAGTCGGCCTTGATGGGCCAGTCTCGCGCGCCTGGAATCGTATCGTAGAGCTCTGGCATGTGGTCGAGCTCTGTCTGCTGACCGTATGCCTCATATTCGATGTACAGCCGGTTATGCAGGATGAACGAACGCACCAGCGTGTTAGGGTCTTTGGCGAAACCGAAGTCGGCACCGAAGAACAGGCGCTCAGCTTCTTTCCAGAGGTTTTCCGAGAACTCAGCGATCCGGTATTTACCGGCCAACACCTGCTTATCAGAGTTTTCGAGGTAAGCACCTTCCCAAACCCACGAGTATGTTGCCGGGTCAAGACGGCGCTGATCGTTTTGTCGCTCACCTTCCAGCACGTCGGGGAACCACGGGTTATCCGTGTAGTTCATTTCAACGGTGATGCAGTCGTCACCAGCCTCTTTGCGGAATCGCTTGTCCGTGGCGCTACCGTCGCGCTCCGGGTTCCACGTCACCCAAATTTCTGAGCCTTCTTCACGAACTGTCGGGCTCAGCTTCTGCCAGGCTATTTCGCTGACTGATTCAGCCTCATCTACCCAGCAAAGCAGGATGCGCGCTTTCGACTTGATGCTGTCGAGGTTATGCCGGAGACCGCAGAACACGTAGTTAACGCTCTTGTCGATGGTGCGGATGTACTTCTCGCCGATATCAAAGTTGGAAGCCAGCCACGGTACAGACAGGATCGCCTGTTTCACCTCCTGCATACTCGACTCTTCCAGAGAGTTCATGAACTCACGCGCGCAGAGCACCACCCCGCTTTCACCGTTCATCATCGACTGATACGCCTTTACGGCAGTCATTAGCGCAAATGTGCGAGTCTTCGCGCTGCCACGTCCACCGTGAGAGCATCGGTAACGCTTATTCACGGCAGTGAACAGTGGCGCAAGCTTTGCGGGGATCGGCAGTTGAACGGCGTTACTCATGCTTTCGGCTCAACGGGTAATAACTGGATGATGGTCGGCTGCGGCGTCATGCTGCCATCAGGGCTTGTGTGCTCGACTTTTTGGCGATTGGTGTAGGCATCGCCCATTTCTTTGGCGGCCTGCTCGATAAACTGCGAGGTCATGCCGTAGTTCTTCATCTTTTCAGCATTGGTCGCCATTCGGTCGAGGACACGCAACCGGTACGCTTTATTTGCGATCGGGATGTCGGCGATCTCATTCTGGAATCGTTTACGGGTGGTGTTGAACAGGTCAATCCACTTCTGGCTCAACTTGGCCGCCATTGCGTTGCCGGGCGTATATTGCGACACCTGCTGGCGTGAGACATCGATGCCATATTCAGCCTTTACAAGCTCAATGACTTTAACCGGGGTCTCGTAGCAGGCGAGCGATTGAACGATGAAGGCTTTAACCTCTGTCGATAATGCTGCCATCGGTTACCTCCATGACAATCTGAATAAAGCGTTACGCCAGCTTTAGCATGCACGTCCCGCATGATCTGGCTATATCGATGTGAGCCACTTCTGCTGGCGCATTGGCCGCATCAACGAGCTCCTGTACTTCTTTGCTGGCACCGTATCGACGTACGACACCAGTGAATTCTTCGACGTCGTGGCCGCGCAGTGTGAGCACTGGCTGCCCGGTCTCTTTGTTGAACTTAGGCGCGCCGAAATCATCGGTGGCCTGGGCGATATGGTAAAGCTCATGCTCTACCAGTGCGCAGAACTCGAGGTCACTGCACTGCGAGCAGTAATCGGCTGCCAGCGTGATGATGAACTTCGGGATGCGCCCGAACCATTCATGCATCTGCTGTTCCATTCTGGCTTTCTGCCAACCACCGGAGCGGAGCATTACCTGCTCGGCTTGGCCGAGGACATACCGCCCTTTCTTAGCGAACGAATCGGACGCCCACATGAAGCAGAGGTCAGCCTCTAACAGGTGTTCGTGGTCAGGGTTATGGATGCTTCCGGCATCGCTGATGATTTGCCGGTTTATCCACTCATGCACTTCGTTAGCTGGGATCAGCCTAGTGTATGGCTGCCAGTTGTCGGATTCGATGAAGTTAACTGGCGGGTATGGCCTGCGCTCGTCATCGTTAGCCATGGGTTACTCCGTTGCTTGTTCGGTCTGCTCTGCTGGTACCGGCGTGAACTCCACGCGCTTTACATCGGCCGGAGCGAAGTAAAGCCACTGGCCTGTCTCCGTCGCCAGCGGCACAAAACCGTTAACCAGCTCAGGCTGACGTCGTGACATCTTGCCCGTGAAGGTTTCGCCTGTTTGGGTGGTTAGCGTGATTTGGTAGATGTCGGACATGATTACCTCTTTGTCTTGTCGCAGCTGTTGCCCTGCTTCTCAGAAGTGCTTAGCCACTTACGGCTTACCCGTCAGCAAGATGTGATCACCATCCTTGCGGGGTTACACAAATCATTATCAAGCCCACCCGCAGATGAGCTTTGTAATGGAGAGCCGTTGTGAAAGTGGCTCTCTTGTCGACGAGCTCCATTTTGAGCCCGTTACGCTGCTTCGTCTTTTTTTGGCAGACCGGGGATGACCAACTGAATCTGCTCCTGCATATGAATCCTTTCAGATTCAATACGGCGTTTTTCACCGCCAACGCCCCAGCTATTCATAATTCGAGCGGCCGTACTGACGCGCTTGGTCTTATGCTGATACTCCAACTCAAGCTTGTTGGCCTCAGCAAAGAGGGAAAGCTTGCCCATCACGACATCGCGGAAGGTCTGATAAACTTTCACTTCGAAAGACGCAGAAAGCCATGCAGCATACTTTAAGGCGATCAACTCATGCGCCCACGTTCCACGATTAGCTCCGCCGTGGATAACATCAAGTATCTGATTTTGCTCCAAAGTGTCTTTTAGCACTTTGGAAACCTCATCGACAAAAGCCTGTACTCCATCAGCACCGATAAACTGACTAGGCACCTGCCACTTCTTGGCAAGTCCACCGGCAATTGCGGCTCTGTGCATATCGTTCAAGTTATAGGTTCCGTGCTCATTACTTCTGACGTGAACATTTTCGATAACAATGCTTGGGTGATTCATAGCGTTTTTACCTTTTAGAAAGATGAGCCTGTTCGCACAGAAAAGCCGCCCCGAGATGGTCGCCACCATATACGGCAGTTCTCAGGCTCAGCTTTCTGAAAGACTCGGGATTGCCATGCGCTGCGATGCGCAGTTTACTGCGGGCATAAAAAAGCCCCGCAATCGCGAGGCTTGATTAAATCATTTAAATTCAGATAGATATAATCACTCAATGAATAGATATTCGTTGAATTGAATAGCTATAAATAGACATGACCAACTGAAATATTTTTCAATTTTGCTTATTTAAGGCACTGCGTGTTGATGTATTCATGCAGCCCATTAATCATTTCTTTGGTGACTTCGATTCCGTCCCGGTGATCGAAATAATTCCGTCTAGCGTCTGGAGTAAGTTCGGGGGCTCCTGCATCATCCACGCCGGTGGCGGAGGTGGTTTTGGACACTCGCAAACAGGTTGCGGCGACGCGCAGCCGTATAGCACCAGAATCGACATCCCGACGCAAATTGCTAATGGTCTTTTTCGCATCGGCCAATTCCTTCGTGTATTTGGCATCCAGAGCAGCAACATCTCGCTGCCTGGCTATCATGTCGGTGATGGTGGCGTTAGCCAGATTCAGCGCCTGAGTTTTCTCATCGCGCTGTTTCTTGTATTCGGTGGCGTTGTCGCGGTAGTGATTAACAGCCAAGCCAAGCGACACGATGATGCAGACGACAACGGCAATGATGATTGCGGTTAACCGGCTCATTTCTGACTCCAGGTGCAAACCTCATATTCAACATCGCGCCGGTTCATCAGCCCTTTCCACTTCTTGCCACCTGCATATACCCAGCGCTTTAGCTCAGAGCATGCTCCTGCGTAATCTTTCGCGTTGAGTTTCTTCAGCAGAGTGGAGTTGATGGTTGCGGTAGCGCCGACGTTGTAAGCAAAGCTGTAGATTGCTGCTCGCTGCGTTTCAGTGGTCTGCACTTTGATGTGCGGATCAACCTGAGCGGCAATGCGTGTTAAATCTTTCCGGGTTAGTGCATCGCATTCTTTATCGGTATATCGCTTGCCGGTGAGGATGTCGGATCCGGTATGTCCATCACAGACAGTCAGCACTCCAACAACATCTCGATAGGCCACATACTCACGACCTTCAAGCCCATCCTTTCCGGATAGCATCACGGTGGCAATTGCGATCGCCCCGCCACCGATACTGGCAGCGATTTTATTTCTGAGCGCCGGTGACATTCCCATTCAATCTGTCCTCGCGCTCTTTGCGCTTGTAGTACCAGTTGATTCCGAATGTGCCGACAGTACAAAGAATACCAATGATAACGGCCACGTCATTAAGCGAGAGAACGCCACCCATTGCAGTCAGCCCCCCGAATCCGTAGCTGAACCATTCTCTTATTTTGTCCATACGGTACATGCTCTACCCCCAAGATGATGGGGATCTGTTCAAATTAGGAATAGGGATGATGGTCGATTGAACAAATCCAGGATACGTTCTCAGTAACGTGGTTTGTTCGTGACTAAAGGCATGAGCAAATCAGGCAGGAGGCTGTTAGCGCAGTCTCTTGCCGCCCATCTTCACGAAGCCCAGCCATGTGCTGGGTTTTCTTTTTTGAAGCGCACTAGACCACCGTAGCCACAGATATTCAGCAATGAGTTGGTTGGGTCTGGTTCTTGGTGGTAATGCGCTTTAAAAAAGCCAGCGGCGATGCTGGCAAGATGATGGTGGTGCGTTGAGCTTTCGCTCTTATGGTCCTGGTAGGTATTTAGTTCGCCAGGCTGGATTCGAACCAGCGATCATCCAATTATGAGTTGGGTGCTTTACCGCTTAGCTACAGGCAAATAAAAAGCCCAAGGCGTTAACCTCGGGCTATGAGTTCTTCGATACCGCCAGCGCATACAACATTGGCACAATATCAGATTTACATAAAATATATGCTTTTCAATCCAGTTTTGCAAGACTTGTATGTAAATTTGTCGTCTTTTGTTGTGAACGTGATCGCGTTACTTGCAATAAAGCGCTGCTATCAAGGCGCATGAATGTGCGTTTCATCTCCAGCCATCGATCGGTAAATGTCTCAGACCAGTTCTTTGGTGTGACGCCAACCAGTTCTGCCAGTTGCTGATATTCGTAAGTTTCTCGCCCTGCCAGTTCTGCTTTCACGTCCTGAGCTGCTAACCAGATAAGGGCCTTCAGCCTATCCAGCGTCTTCCCTGCTACCTTCTTTGTGCCAAGGGAGGATTTAAACTCTGACCACGCCCATTGAGTGATAGAAACCTGATTCTCCCATCGCGCATTCTCGCTATAGTTCCAGAGAAGCCATGCTTTCTGATGTTCATCGAGTGACAGCACTGCGCGCCGCCATGATGCTGTTGAATACTCAACTGGCTGAACGAGTGGGATGTGTGAGCCTTTGGCTCGTGATTGCTTGCCTGGTATTGGCGGGTTGTCCAGCGTAATCATTTCCCCAGTCACTTCATCCAGTACCCGCAGTTTCTTGCGCTTGAATGTACCGGTATCGAATTGCGCATTCTCCAGCCATGCCATCAGTTGGCCTTTCGTCGCGCCGCTTAGGTCAGCCGTCGCTACAATGAGCTGCTCGCGTACAAACTGCAGGTATTGAGTGTTCATGCTGGCTGCCCCTTGTTCATGTTTGCGCGGTTGATGATTTCACGGCGTAATTCGTTGTTCCGATCGATGCGTTTCTGAAGCTCTGCTGTCTCAACATCCAGACGGGCTATTTCACTTCTTGCGTAAGGAGTCAGCCTGGTAGCACGCTCTACTGACGAGCGCTGATAGTTGTCGATATCGGTGCGGGTCATGCTGCCTCCGCCATCAACTGGTCATGAGTCAGGTAAAGCCCCCAACAACTGAACAGCACATTTCCCCTCACCACTGCGATTTCTTCGTTATGCCAGCGGCAGAACCATCTGAGTGCCGATTCAACTTCATTCGCTATCTGATGAGGACCGTCGAGGTTAATTGGGTAAACCACATCATCAAAAACAGCCGCGGTGGTCATTGGGTATTGTATATTGCTCATGTTGCATGCTCCTGTTGACGGGCGCGACGCTTCTCAAGTTGTCGGGCTTTACGGGTGAAAATGGATTTAATGCGCTGCAGGTATGGGATATCGAACCGGCGAGGCTCGTTGTCAGATTCAAGACGCTCGACACGCACCAGACCAATGCGATCGACCAGGCGAATACGGTACTCAACGGCATTGCCGCTTAATTCTCTGTTGCATCGAGTGCAGGCTGAGTGGACGTTAAACACGTTGAATTTGAGGTGTGATGCAGCACCGCGGGAACGGTAGTGACTAGCATCGATAGCACTGCCGGTCAGATAGTTGCTTTTACCAATGAGGGGATTCCCGCAACTGACGCATTCCTTCCCTTCGTCACGGATCCGGATATACCGGTTAAAGGCAGACTGAGCCTCTTTATCCCACTGTGACTTAGTCTTGAACGCAGCTTTTCTCACCTTCAGCTCGCGGCGTTCCTGCTGCGCTTCCTGCTTACGTTTGCGATCGGCTGCCAGTTTCTTCTTTGCCAACAGCAACTGGCTGTACTCGAAGCCATGCTCAGGACAGCACCACCATACGTTGTCGTAGGTAGCAGTGAATTTGGTCTTGCAGATTTTGCAGCTGCGGCGGGTTGGTTTACGCATGGGAACCTCCAAATCGGGAAGCCCACTCCATAGCGAGGCGGGATTCATCTCCCCAACGGACATTACGCTCTGCGCCAAAGGCGTGGATCAGTTCGATAAGGTCGCGCATCTGGCCGACTGTCATCTTGCTGGTTGACTGACCCAACACCACGAATCCATCACCGGTCAGGTTAGGCACCACCTCCTGCTTAATCAGCGCGGCGGTGAAGATATGCTTCCACGATTCGGATGAGAGCTTTCGTCCATGCCATTCAACCTGGCTGCTGACGTCGCCCAAAATAGCCCAAAGTTTGGCGTTCTGGCCGATAGAGCGCGTCATCTCTTTTATCTCAATGACGACCGGGCGTTTCTCATCGAGATGCAACTGGTTAATCGCATTGATGGCATTGGCGCGGATGTTGGTGTTGCGGAGGAGATATTGCCGCTTCATACGCTACCTCCAAGAGGTAACGACGAATGCAGAAAATCGCAGGTGCATTTCTGCAACTGTGACAAGGTGAAGAGTTCAGATTGTGGTCGCATTTAAGTCCCCTTAAATGCGCAGAAGTCACCAGAGTTGTTCAGGCTCTGGTGATATGATTATGGCTGGTTGATTATGGGAAATCAAACGTTGCTTGCTGTTGCTAGTGACTTATATCGGTGATGAGTCAGCGGCATCTTGAAGAGCAGAATTAATGAGGAACGTGACCACGCCGATCACATCAACATCATCCAGAGACTCTCCTTCAAGCGCCTCACCTTCTGACGTTATCAGCGCCTCACCCATCAGCTTTGCGAACTGAATACGACCACAGTGATTGATGAGGATTGGCGCTCCCTGCTTAACCCTGAGAGCGCGGTTAATCACTGCATATCCGGATGACGTATCAATGACTATACAGTTGGCATCCATGTGGCATAAGCGATCAACAGTCAGGCATGATTCAACGTAGTCATTAGCAGGAGACGGGAAGCCCATATAAACACCTCACAATAAATACTGTACACATATACAGTATAATCGTAATTTGTAGGTGTCAATGAGGATTACTTTTCCACCTCCTGCTGCGGTGCTGCTGGCAGCGGCATCCAGTGAGTAATTATCACCTGGTAATGAACACAGTCATCTTCAATTGGTTTCCATTCAGTCCAGCCATGAGTTGGATGTATAAAGAATTCCGCAGGAATAAAACCAGGATCAGAACCTTCATAATATTCCCCCCAGCAAAGATACAAACCATTTACATCAGGCATGCGTTCGCTGCACTTAACCCAGCCATCTTTACTTGGCGGCTGCTCTGATAAGGCTTCACGCATAAAGCGGATAAGAGATGCGTTTCTGTTTATCGGCACAAGTTGTTCTGGATATTCATCAAGAACCTGGAGAAATCCCTCTACAGCCTCACGCAATTCTTCGTTCGCGTTAGCTTCCTTCTGCAGACGTTGAATTTCGCTAATCATTGCTTCATTGTTTTTAACGTCGCAACCAAGAGCGTCAGCAACTTCTGTGAACAATACCCGCATGCCTTCCCAGCGGTTTTTCCAGATAGTGACCTCTGACTGAAGTAATCTAATTTCGTCAGGAGTTGAATCGTGTTCGTTGCTCATCGTTCTCTCCAAATCACACCGTTCAACATAAGCCCGGTGGGGTAACCGTTTTTGGTAATCAATGTTGCGCCTATTAAATCATCGCGACCGAACAAGGAATCTTTACGCAACTGATATGCAGCTACGTCAGCAAGACCACGCAGCACCGATATCTTCAATTTAATAACGCCGGAATCGGTTATTACTGCCCCGTACTTTTCGTGGTAGTCATCTTCAAAACCACGTATTACATATTTTTCCTCTTCCATCGCATCACCTTGCATTACGCGCTGCACTACATGCCACACCCCAGAACTCAGCAAACATATCGTATGCGCCAGATAGTTCAGAAGCAGCATACCCGCCAAGCTCACTTTTAATCTGAACGGCTCTCATCATTTCTGGCGTCATATCCTTCGGCACCATAACCCAACCATCCGGAGTTACCGGAGAGTTGCCAGCCTGAAGCATGGCTGCGCTGATAACAGAATATGCATCGTCACCATGCTGTTCGCTGTAATCGTCCATTTTAGCGCTTATGTGGCGAATCCATTCCTGAGCGTGCCCATAGTTTCTCTCCCGATAATCATCAAGCATGCATTGTACAAGCCTAAGTGCCTCGATTAATGTTTCGTCAATCGTATTATCTAACTTCGCTGGCGGAGCGGTGTAGACAATACGAATCGGTGATTCGTGAATAGCATGGTCGTGGTATTGCTCCTCGGTTATGTCTCGCCAACACTCTCCATACATTACCTGATAGATAGTCTCTACACTTCTCGCCGCTATAGCCACATTAATCACCTTCACAGCATCAGCCATTGCGTAGCCGAGATTACCGCCGTCACTTTGTGCTGCTGCTTTGCTGAGTATTTCGCGTATCTGGTGCAGGCGCTCGAGTGATACAGGGCCGTGCGCCGGGTGGTTATTAGTTGTCATGGGTTAGTCCTTACCGATAACTGCGTTAATTTGATTGAGAACGATATCTGTCATCAGGCCTTTCCCGTTTACGCCGACATGGGCCAGAATTTCACTGCGTGCGGCTTTGAGTGTTCCGACGCTCACCATGACCATTCTCTGATTATCTTTGTTTGCAGACTTCAAGCGCTCTAAAGGAGATTTGTCAGCCATCTCATTCCCCCTTCACGCCAATGCCAGCGGCGATTGCTGATTCTTCATGTGCGCGTTTAGCAGCGTTAAGGATTGCTGCCAGTGGCGTATAGCCGCCATCCATTCGGATTGTGTTGTGGATGGTTGCCATTGTGTCGCGCAATTTGCTGTGGCTTGCAGACAATTCGGCTATGCATTTCTCTGCTGCTTCCAGCGCATCCATCAGCGCCATAACGGTAGACGGGCTGGCGGCGGCAATGAATGCTGAGTCAACTTTAAGACAGTGTTGAGCAACCGCTTTTGCACCAACTCTTACTTCATATCCTCTCGCGCCTTTGTGCGGCTTATACGATTCCCACTTACCCCATGAAGCTATGTTTGCGGCATTAGCCACTTCACGCAGCGCCTGTTTGTTGAGTGCTGTCATTGGGTTGTTAGTCATCGCTGTTGTCCTCGCAGCAATGGTGCCGTCCTTCATGGCCTGTGCTTATGTGTCCGCAGACGTCACATTCGATTTCAGGCCCCTCACATTCATGATCATCAGGCTCATCTGCCTTGTAAAAACCACCGCAGATGCCGCACATAGCTTCAGGGACATCGTCATAATTCGCAGTTCCGGTAATCACGATTGCACCTCACAACATTTACCTTCACGCAACTCTTCGGCAAACTCACAGGCTTCATCTGCTGAAATACTGCAATGACGAGAAAACTCATAATCCCCGGCTTGCTCCTGCTCTGTTGCAATCTGGCGCTGCTGGATCGCAAACATCTCCACACCCTGCGCCCGCACTTCAGCCAGGAAGGCGTCGTGGCTTGGTGTTTCATCCCCCATGGTGTCGCATCTCATGTGCAGGTACCCTTCGTTTGTTGGTCTCATTCGGTTCATGATTCCAGCGATAAAATATTCCCGACACTCACTAACAACTGATTTCGCCTGTGATAATTCAGCAGCCAGCGCCGCGCACTTGTCTTCCAACGCGGCAATGGTGGTCACATGCTGCGCGTTGATTTCTGCCAGTTGGTTCATGGTCAATCCTTCGTTTTTGCTCATACTTCTGCTCTCCCGCCCCTGACTGATGCCAGGCACTGATTGAATAGGTTGTTAAGAGGGTTAGGTGTGCGTGTGAAGATGCTCATGCCGCTTCACCGCTAAATTCGATCACGTCTTCTGCTGTGATATCCAGCTCGCGCATCTCGCGCCCCAGCGCCTTCTCCATTCGCTCTACGCAGCCACGGATGCGGGTCATCTGCACTTCCGGGAACTGGCTACGGGACATCTCGGTGAGCGTGTTGAACAGGTTCCGGTTCTTCGCCTGGCGGGCTTTCACCTTTGCGCAGGCCCGGAGTGATTCGCCAATCTTGCGACCGTCGGCACGGGCAGTGGCGCGGCATAACTCCAGCGTCAGGAGAGTTTCAGGGAACTCGGAGTATTGTGAGTTCATGATGATTTGCATTGCTGTGTTCATTAAAAGCCACCTTTCTTCGCTGGTTTCGCTTCCTGCTGACGGCGGCGTGCTTGTTCAGCCGTCTGATCGCAGTCGTAGATAGCGCCATTGACCTGATTGCAGTAAATCGTGCCGGTGCTGCCGTGGCGGTTGAGGCGCAGAATTAACTCGGTTTCGCCCGGCGGAACGCTGTCATCGAAAGCGCCCTCCCGGTGAATGCCCACCCAGTAGTCACAGTCCTGCTCAATCTGGCCTGTGTCGCGTGAATCGCTCGGTAACGGTCGTTTGTTGACGCGCTTCTCCAGCTCACGGTTAAGCTGTGTCAGCAGCACGACGACGCAGCCAAGCTCTTTGGCGAGGTTCTTTAGCCCTTTGGTGATCATCCCGTAGGCCAGGTCGTTACGATCGGCTTTCTCGGCAGTCATCAGCGTCAGGTAGTCAACCAGCACCATGCCAACCTTGCCGCGCTCGCGTTTAATGCGCCGCGACTCAGCAACGACGTGTGCCAGACCAATGCCGGGGGTGTCATCGATCATCAGGTTGTTGGTGTCGATTAGCGCACTCATAACACCGGTTGCCTTCTGGATGTCACTATCCCAGTCGCCGCGGTAGCCAAAATCCTCTTTGGTCATATCCGGGTAGAACAGGTTAGGTGTCAGGCGGCTCTGTTGGGCGGTTATCTTTTCAACCATCTGCCCTTCTGGCATTTCCAGAGAGAACATCAGAGCGGGCTCGTTCTCCACGGTGGCGCAGTTAACGGCCATCTGCGTGTACAGAGTTGTTTTCCCCATCTTCGGACGGGCACCGATAACAAACAGACTTCCGCGGACAATGCGCTTAACACCAAGTAGATCGTCAAGTGAAGGAAGCCCGGTAGACAATCCGCGCGCCCTACCGTCTGGCTTGATACGCTCCTCGAATTCTTCAGTCCAGTCAGTTACCGCGTCGTAGAATGAGCGGAGTCCGGTTTTTCTTCCGGTTCTCGCGTAATCGCTGATCTCAGTAAACAGGCTCTGGATTGCTTCAAACTTCTCTGAGGTTGTCATGCCGTTGCGGGCGTAAAGCAGTTCAGTCGCCCTGGTGGTCATATCGATGCCGTAGCGCTCCATGGCCTTCTCGCGCACCACCATGGCGTAGTGAACGATGTTTGCCGCGCTGGGAGTGTTCTTCGAAAGCTCGGCCATGTAGGCGAAACCGCCAGCCTGTTCCTCCATCGACTTAGCTTCCAGCGACTCAATCAGGGTGATAAGGTCAACCGGGCGCTGTCTGGCCACCAGATCTCGCATCTCTGCGAAAATTACCTGGTGGGCGCGCAGGTAGAACGACTCAGGCTTCAGCATGGCAATGGCTTTCTGGCAACGCTCGCTACCGGTGTCCAGCATGATTCCGCCAAGTACGCTTTGCTCTGCTTCGAGGTTATGAGGTACGGTCAGGATTTCAGTGTTCACAGTGAACCCTCCCGCGTTTTAACCAGAGTTTCAGAACGTAGCAGGTAGTCAAAACTTGCACGCCAGCCGGTATCGTTTTCACCGAAATAAAACGGCTTAGCAGTACGGGAGAACGCTGAAAAATAGTTCTCAACTGCTTCTACCGTTGGTTCTTTCAGCTCAGACAACAGACGCTTGATACCACGGCGACGTTTGTCGTTAAGGGCTTCTGCCTGCGGCAGTCTGTCTCCCAGGGTGGAGTTGTATGCTGACAGCACGGCCTGATAGTCGATTGCTGGTTTTTTCTGTGAAACCGGTTTTTCTTCCTGCCCATCACATTCCCCCTTGGGGGATTTAGGGGGATCTTTTCTTTCTTTCTTTTGAATAGTTTCTTTTGTGTTTAGCTGAGTTGGCTTATAGGTATTAGCTGACTCGGCTAACGTTTCATTAGCTGTTTCGGCTAATGTTTTGCCATGTTGGCTAATGCTGAAATTCCAGTCAGAAATAACCTTGTTCACCCCGATCGCCAGGCCATTGGTAACGATGATGTTCATTGCAATCATCTCGTTCTTGGCCTTGCAGACATGTGTATGGTGAATGCCGGTCATCGCCGAAATCTGGGTATTGGTAATACGGTCAAACTTTTTTCCGAACCCGTAGGTTTTGCGGATCACCGCCAGAACGACCTTCAGCTGTCGAGCTGTTAAATCAGCAGCCATAACCGCTTCCAGCAGCTCGTTAGCGATGCGGGTGTACCCATCATCGATATCTGCCACCTGACGCTCCACGACCGATACAGACGGCCTGAAAGGTATTACTTTTGCGAGATTATTCACGACCGCTCTCCTTGCGTTTGAGTTCTTCCAGGATGGCGCGCATCTTTTCGGCCACTTCCGGGTTAACGGAACGGACAAAACGGTCGCGGGTAATGTTTTTATGTACAGCGGTATGGAAATAGCGTGGTTTTTTTGCCATTATTCCTCCTGCAACTACTGTCGTTTTTGCACTTGAAAGTCGGTTCTGTTCGCGCAGACCGGCTTTCGCCATTTCTGTAGTTCTCACATAACCCCCAGCATCGACGTGACCATCGTCATCAGCGGCCCTACCTGCTCCGGCATGAGGCGGAACAGCGAAGCTATACCCTCGCTTACCTCTTTCAGTTTCTGATGCTCTGGAGCGTCCAGCAGGACCGCTTGCTTTGCTTCTGAACATTCCTTCATGGCTGATGCAATAAGCGACATCGTGTCGTTCTGTGGCGCCAGGCGCGTACGAAACTCAACAGGAAGGACGGCCATGATTGCGGGAGTCAGCTGACGGACGTTCTCGCGGTACTGATCGGAGTCAAAACGGTTATCCAGGAAGCGAAAGAGCTTCTGTCGCGCACGGCTGATGTCGTCCGGAAAGCTGATGGAGGTCCCGCCCTGCTCCCGGTATTCGTTGATGATCAGCGCTGACACCACGTCCTGATTGTCCAGCGCCGACGACCATGCACGGACCGCATCGCGGATCTTTTCGTGGTCCGGCGCCGCCTTAGCTTGAGCGCGGTTTATCATCGCTCCCGGGTGTATTCCGGTATTGTGTTGATACGCAAGTGAATGCATTGCTTTCCCTTTCGTGGTTATGGCCGCCGATTAGGCGGCATGGTTTTCTGGGTGAGGAAACAGGTCAGGGAGATCAGGGCGAATTTCATGGGCCTTAATCTCGCCACCTGTAGCGTTAACGATGGCCGTCACTTTCTCTGGAGAAACGGACCCACCGTTAAGCCACTTATGCACCGCTGGCTGACTTACGCCGCAAATATCTGCGAGTCGCTTCTGGCTGCCAACGATGTCTAAAGCACGTTGAATAACTTTGTTCATGGATTTTACCTATCCGATTACTGGATTAATGAAAAGATAACCCAAGTTATGGGTATTGTCCATAACCTTTGTTATTTTACTCTGCATAACCTGGGTTATATATTGGCGCTATGAAAACATTCGCAGATCGATTAAACGCGGCCATGAACGCCGCAGGCATATCCCAAGGGCAACTTGCTGAAAAAGTTGGCGTGTCACAGCCAGCTATTCAGAAAATGACCTCCGGTAAGACTAATGGCAGCCGTAAGATGGTTGAGCTTGCGCATGCCCTCAATGTCCGACCTGAATGGCTTAGTTCTGGCACTGGGCCAATGCATGACGAAGATCGCAAAGACTCCTCCATTCCACCTGAAAGTGAATGGGGTAAGATTGATGCTTGGGATAGCAAAACGAATCTGCCTGATGACGAGGTCGAAGTGCCATATCTTAAAGATATTGAGCTGGCTTGCGGTGATGGTTCATGCCTTGAGGATGACTATAACGGCTTCAAATTGAGGTTCGCAAAGTCCACCCTAAGAAAGGTAGGGGCTCAAAAAGACAGTGTGCTGTGCTTCCCTGCCTCCGGAAACAGCATGGAGCCAATGATCCCAGAAGGAACCACTGTTGCCATAAACACTAACGACAAGAAAATTGTCGATGGAAAGGTATATGCAATCAGCCAGGACGGATGGAAGAGATTAAAATCCATTTATCGTGTAAGCCCCACTCGCATCGTGATACGCAGCTTCAACAGTGAAGAGTATCCGGATGAAGAGGCAGACATTGACAGCGTAGAGATCCTCGGTCGCATGTTCTGGACATCTACTATCTGGTAACGCTGAGGAATGGATGAAAGTGAAAGCAACATTCGCACCGTTATTATTTTGCATTATTGCCTTAGCTGGATGTGGAGACAAAAAACCAACTCAGAATGAGGCATTCCAGTTAGCCAAGAAAGAGATGTCGGTTGCACTCTGTGGTGATAAAAGTGCATCCTGCTTTATCGTTGAAGGAGGTAGCGCCAAGATATCAGACAAGAAATCTGATGGTACGTATGGCGTCTCAGCCACATTCGAATCAATCAAAGGAAAAGATAAACCACTTCAATATAGCGAAGGCGTTGTCTATTTCGACATAGACACTAAAACCGAGGATGTGCATATCAAGTCTATCGAAGCCTGGTCAGCAGACGGAAAACACTCCGTTGTTACCTGCGGACACAACTACAAGTTATGTAGAAAGTAATCCCCTCAAAATGCAAACCCGCTCCGGCGGGTTTTTTTACACCTAAATCTCACCTACCAACGTCTTTTTACAAAAATAAATTCATTTAGTTATCAGTGCATTATAACTTATGTGATGATAATTATAAATTAGGTTATTGCCATCACCCATAACTAAGGTTATCTTTAATCCATCGAAACGAAACATCGACAGCTGAGCGAAGTTAGCCAGCGGCGGACAGCAAGTCGCCTGCTTTTTAACAACATGCAAAGTCGGAACAGCACTCGGTAATCCTGTTTAGACCCCAACGCACAAAATGCGGCGTATCACCGGGCGCGATCCGGTCGGTGAGAAGGCTACCCCCTCGCGAGAGCGATAAAGGCGCGGGAACGGGCAACACTGGCGGGATGAGAGGTGCGAAGCGTAAAAAGATTTATTCCAGCCCATTCAAAGCTGAGTGGGCTGGGCTGAATCACAAGAGGATTTTTTATGACTCAGACATACATGCCGGCATGTTTAAGAGACCTGCCGAAGAAGCGCCAGAAACCACGCAAACAGGCGATTAAGGAAGCACAGGCTGAAGTTCTGAACAAGGCCATCGCATCAATCAAAGACGATATGCGTGCGTTCAAAACAGAAGAACAGCGTCGCGGTTACTACCTGGCAATCAGCACGCTCTCACAGATTCGTGACGAGTTGTAGTTCAGGGATGTACCGCAAACACGTTAAGCATTTCTCCCGCATCAGCGGATAACGACAGAAGGTAAGAGTATGCGTAAACCTAAAGCTACAAGCGAAACAGTGGTTCATTTCACCATGATGCGCCGACCTGATTGTGCAAAGCATGGTGATCAGCGCGGCAGAGTGTGGCGACATAAGTATCAATTCCTTGATAGCGCATTTTGCAGGGCTGCAAGCCAAATATCTCCCCGATCATTTAATTTCAATCAATAGCCGCCTAACCAGCGGCTTTTTCATAACTGGAGTCATTTACGAGTGGCTCAAGTTATGACAACCGGCGGCCATCCACCGCCCATTGAAACACTGAATAAATGCGTTGAAGTCTTGTATTAACCGTTCCGTTCGCCGCGATAAGGCCAAGAGGATTTATGAGCACTGTAAAGATGATTGGCGCCAGTCCACTAACTGGAACAATTTTCGAAGGACGACTTAACCCAGTCAAAAGCTGCTGGGTTGGAAAGAAAACAGATGTTACCGATATGGTTCTGAGAGCTACCGCTGACCACCTCTACGTTGTGAAAAAGGAATATGCGTTCCCGTTACGAGACGGAAAGGTGGCTGTGTTGAGCATGCAGATTTTCGATGAAATGCCAGAGCGCTTCATTGGTGGCACGGAGCATGGCGAATGATGACAGTCACCCACAACGGCAAGCAGTACACAGCCAAAAAGCTCAACGATAACGAGTGGCAACTGACGTCGGTATCGAACCCGCGTGAAAAGCTGACGCTTAACCGCTGGCAGATGCACATCGCTGGCCTCCTGGAACAGGTTGAGGTGAAACATGATGCACCATTACGGAGTGTTTGAAGTTAACCGTGGCGCCGTTCAGCCAGGAATGCTGGTAAAGCATAAAGATGGAATGTGGACTGCATCAGCAAACGCGCGCGGCAAACTCTACCTTCACCGCGGTTGCGAACGTACCTACACCAAAGAGTTGCTTGTTGAGGTTTATCTCGACGGGCGCGGTCACGGACTTAGTCACTAACCACCCTATTCAACCGATCGGCCTGGCATTACGCGGGCGGGATCTGCACATCCAAATTTCAGGAGTTCAGCCATGAACGCATACCTCACTTACGACCGCATCGAAGATCGGCGCTGGGTTGAGCAGCAGCTCGACGACGAGAAAGAGAAGTGGATCGACGACCGGGCGAAAGAACTGATCGCCATGTTCCCTGCGAAACCTCTAGAGATGAGCAACCTGTTCCTGCCCAAGGATGCCCAGTTTGCACTTATCGGGGAAAAGGCCGAAGAGTCATACAACGAATACATTTCGGCCTGCGCATATGCCCGGGCAGAAGAAGAATGGCAGCGCCAAGCACCCTGCCCGTTCTAAGGAGTGATTATGAGCTTAACCCTTATTGACTTCGTCAAACAACAGGAGCCGCTTTTCACTAAGGCGGCCACTGACGAGCGGATGGTGTGGGCGAAGGAAAGTCAGTTCGCCATCCAGCTGTTTCAGAACAACGACTACCTCGCGAAAGTTGCATTCCAGAACCAGACCAGCACGCAGAACGCGATCGTCAACGTTGCGGCAATCGGCATTTCGCTAAACCCAGCTCAGAAGCTGGCTTACCTGGTTCCGCGTAAAGGGGCTATTTGCCTCGACATCAGTTACATGGGCCTGATGCATATTGCGCAGCAGTCTGGCGCAATTAAGTGGTGTCAGTCGGCCATAGTGCGTCGGAACGACCAATTCCGACGCGAGGGGCTCGATAAGCCGCCGATCCATATCTACAACGACTTTGATACCGAAGAGCAACGCGGGGACATCGTAGGGGCGTATGTAACGGTAAAAACTGACGATGGTGATTACCTCACCCATACGATGCGCATCGATGCCATCTACTCCATCCGTGACCGGTCAGAAGCATGGAAAAAGTACAAATCTGACAACAGCAAGAAGTGTCCATGGGTCACCGACGAAGAACAGATGATCCTCAAGACGGTTGTGAAGCAGGCTGCAAAATACTGGCCTCGCCGTGAACGACTGGATGCCGCTATCGACCACGTTAATACCGAGGGCGAAGAAGGTATCAACTTTACAGCAGAGCGTCAGCCTGAGCGCGATATAACGCCGCTTAGCGAAGCTACGCAGAAAGAGATAAACGACCTGCTTGTCTCTTTGGATAAGACATGGGATGCCGATCTTCTCCCTCTCTGCTCACGCATTTTCAAACGCTCTATCACGCAGCTAGCCGACCTGACAGAACAGGAAGGTGTTAAGGCTCTCGGGTTCCTCAGGCAAAAGGCGGCAGCATGACACCAGAAATTATCCTGGCCAGGACCGGCATTGACGTAACCACTATCCAACAGGGCGATGAGGCGTGGCACCGGCTGCGCCTCGGCGTCATCACCGCATCAGAAGTTCATAACGTCATTTCAAAACCAAGATCAGGGAAGAAGTGGACAGATATGAAAATGTCCTACTTTCACACCCTTCTAGCCGAGGTGTGCACCGGTGTATCGCCTGAGGTTAATGCAAAGGCTCTGGCGTGGGGTAAACAGTTCGAGGAAGACGCGCGCACACTCTTCGAGTTCACTACTGACGTGACAGTTACGGAGTCTCCGATCCTGTTCCGTGACGAAAGCATGCGCACCGCTTGTTCTCCTGACGGCCTGTGCAGTGACGGGTTCGGACTTGAACTTAAATGCCCGTTCACATCACGCGACTTTATGAAATTCAGACTTGGCGGCTTCGAAGCTATCAAGTCGGCTTACATGGCGCAGGTGCAGTACAGCATGTGGGTGACAGGTAAAGATGCCTGGTATTTCGCAAACTATGACCCGCGCATGAAGCGAGAGGGAATTCACCACGTCATCGTTGATCGGGATCCGCAGTACATGACCGATTTCAACGAAATGGTGCCGGAGTTCATCGAGAAAATGGACGAGGCGCTGGCGGAGATCGGCTTCACGTTCGGTGAGCAATGGAGGTAGCGATGAGCGAACTTTGGCAACCGTGGGAAAACCTGTTCTTGCATGAAGTTGGCAGAACTATGCCGGTTCAGGTTATCGCAGAAAAGCTTGAGCGTTCCGAACCGGCAGTCACTCGCCAGGCATCACGTATCGGCGCACCACTTATCAGCAGGATGACCGGAAAGCCATGGACGGCAGCCGAGCTGTATCTGTTCGGTCGGTTCTCAGTGGAAGAGATAGCAACAGCAACCGGTCGCTCCATTTATTCAGTCAGAAGCAAGCGTTACTCACTGGCCCGCTCCGGAGGATTAACTATGCGTGAATGGACTGCATGTGAACTGGCTGCACTCATGCGCTACACCAACGCAGAAGTAGCAGAGATTACCGGTAGGAGTATCGAAGAGGTCGGAGATAAGCGGCTGGCTGTAAATATTGAGCGGAATGGATGGGATGTTAACGATCCGGAGCGGGAGGATTCATGACCGGTAAATACACTCTTATTTATGCTGATCCTCCCTGGGCATACCGCGACAAAGCAACCGACGGAGAGCGCGGCGCAGGGTTTAAATACCCTGTTATGAACGTGCAGGGTATCTGCCGTCTCCCGGTGTGGGATCTGGCTGCCGATAGCTGCCTGTTGGCTATGTGGTGGGTGCCGACTCAGCCGATTGAAGCGCTGAAGGTTGTCGAGGCGTGGGGATTTCGCCTGATGACCATGAAGGGATTCACCTGGCATAAGACGAATAAACACAAAGGCAATAGCGCGATCGGCATGGGCCATATGACCCGGGCCAACAGCGAAGACTGCCTGTTTGCGGTACGTGGAAAACTTCCTGCCCGCATGGATGCTTCTATCTGCCAGCATGTCACCGCGCCGCGGCTGGAGAACTCCCGCAAGCCTGATATCGTTCGCGAAAAATTAGTGCAGTTGCTCGGTGATGTCCCTCGCATTGAGTTGTTCGCTAGGCAGTCATCGCATGGTTTCGATGTGTGGGGAAATCAGTGCGACGGCCCTGCCGTTCAGTTGCTTCCAGGTTGTGCGATTGACGTTATGAAAACGGAGGCAGCATGACACCAGAGCAAGACAACGCCGTCCGCGCACAGGGTCGTAAATGCGTGGCAGAGATTCAGCAAGCAATGAAATGCAGGCCTAAGCCGAAATGGAATGCAGGCCTAAGCCGAAATGGAATGCAGTCGTGCCGCCAATCATCAGGAAGCATCACCAGAAAATTGCGCCGCTTGGTATCAGCCTGGTGGCATTCGTTAGCAGCATCGGTCGCATGCAAGGCCGATACGGAGTGGAATCATGAGTGAAGCAGCAATGATTATTGTCCCAACGGATATCAGCACCATGGTCCACGAGGTTGAAACCGCATATAACCGATACCTAAACGAGTACAGAATACCAGACGACCATAAAATCGTAGTTAACTACTCGGCAGGAAAGGATAGCACGGCGACGCTTGCAGTGGCGCATGCGCTGTTCGGTGACCGGGTTCACGCTGTTATGGCTGATACTGACAATGAACATGATTTAACAGTCGAATTTGCTCGAACCATTCACGAGCAAATCGGCTGCAATCCTGTTCAAGTAGTGAAGCGCATTTACACCGAGGAGGACTTCGCAAAACGCCGGGAATACCTTAAAAAGAACTGGCCAAAGCGGCAAGTGATCCGTATGGGCGCATATCGCGGAATCGTAATGCCATCATTATCCCGTTCAGATACTAAATTCGGCCAGGCATGGCTTCGTACTGCTGAGCGATGGGGTGTTGAATTTGATACCGCTCTCAATGCTGCCCTGTCGGTAATGCACCCGAGCGGAAACAGCTTCCTTGACTGCGCCCTGCTACACGGAAAATTCCCGATGCTCCGTGACCGGTTCTGCACAGATGAACTGAAGATTCAGATCGCGTTCGACAAAGCAATGCGACCGATGCTTGATGACGGAGATGTGGTCGTGCAGTGGTCAGGGGTTCGGGCTGATGAATCATCTAAGCGCGCCGGGTACGAGCGATTTTCGACTGACCGAAGAGATCCGGAATTCCTATATAACTTTCTCCCCATCCACCAATGGACAGCGGCTGACGTATTCGCCCTGCACAAACACTTCGGAATCACACCGAACCCACTATACCTGCAAGGTGCGTCGCGAGTCGGCTGCATGAACTGCGTGCTGTGCAATAAAGAAGAGATAGCCGAAACGGCGGCGCGCTGGCCAGAGCACATTGAAAAGCACAAAGAATGGGAGTTGAAAGTTCGCCTAACCTCTAGATGGGTCCACTGGATGAGCGTGGGCGAGATTAGCCAGCGTTGGATGAAATCATTCGATCTCCCTCTTGGGCGTTCGGTTCAACTGTACGGACTGACGCCGGATGTTCAGCACATCGACTGGTCTGGTTTTTACGGACCTAGGGGGGGGCTTAATTCTCCAGGAGTTGATGATGTTGTTGAGTGGGCTAAAACAGGGCGAGGTGGCAAGGTCTACGATTTAGTGAAGGCCAGCATTGACACGGCAGTATGCTCATCACGGTACGGACTATGCGAATGACGCTAACCAAACGAATCACCAGGTCGCTATGTCGGCCTTTTTTATTGCTGGCGTTCACCTTCAACCGAATTAACCGACAGTTCATGGAGTGAGATATGGAAGAACGTTTTACGCCGGGCCCGTGGTTTGTTCAAGACGACGAATGGACTGATGGCGATACCGCAAACATTACATCAGATTTTCGCAGTGATAACAGCATTGTTCCTGTCGCACAGGTTAGCGGTGGCGGATCAGAATCTGGATACGATGGTGATTTTTCACTGGAGCAGAAAGCAAACGCCAAGCTAATAGCTTCGGCTCCTGAATTGCTGCAAGCGCTGCAACTATCACTGGAAGCTATGAATGAAATGGGCGACATCCTTAATTTTCATGACATGGCTGATTCAGAAACCGTAGAAAAACTCACTCCAGCATTTGAAATGGCTCGTGTCGCTATCAATAAGGCACTCGGAAAGGAACACCCATGACACCAGAAATCATCGATCAGGCCAGCGCTCTCGAAGAGATGATGCGCGAAAACGCTATTCAGGCTCACAGACTCAACCACTCAGCAGTATCAGCAACGCACTGTGAGGAATGCGGAGATCCGCTAATTCCTGAGCGTCGAGATGCGTTTCCGGGCTGTAAGAAGTGCGTAAGTTGTCAGGAAGATGAAGAAAAGCGGAATCGGAGGATGTGATGGGAAAAATGACTTTTGTTGTCGAGTTTGAGGACGGAAAGGAACCGCCATTCCAGTTCACTGATGACTTTATGGGGATGAGCGGGAAGCTCTGCTCGGTAGCAGCATTTGATTATAAAGACGACCTTTTAACTGGAGATGAAGTTTCCGCTGTTATTGGCCTATTCAATGAGCATCGAAGGGATTTCGAAGTGTGGTGTGATGAGTTCGAGGTGGATTCAGCAGAAATTGAGCGAAAAATTAACCTGATGGGGTGAAGTGATGGATTACAGCAAGCTGAGCGATCAGGAAATAAACCAACTTATTGGAAAGGTAATCAGCCGTGATGGACTGTCAATTATCGCATATAACGGCAGCGTGGTTATCCATGAATACTCGGACTGTGGTGATTTTAAAGGGGTGTGCCTTGGGTGGAAGGCTTTCGACCCTTGCAACAACCCAGCAGACGCATGGCCTATTATCGTTGGTAAGAAGTTGAGCATCATTAACGCCGATGATAAATGGCTTTGCGTTCCAGAAGATGAACCAGTTAATGGTGTAACTGGAGATGCTGTCCACATGATTTATTCCGGAGATGGTGTTGAGCATGAAAACCCGCTCCGAGCCGCGATGATTGTATTCCTCATGATGCAGGACTCAGCCAATGTTCCAACTAATTCAACGGGGTCAGATATACGCTGACAATGCCGGGTGGCCGGTAATAATTCATTCCGTCACATCACAGATAGTCCGCTACTGGCGACAGGGCCGGATTAACACCACTTCAATCGACCGATTTAATTCAGATTTCGAGCACCTCGACCCACACGAGGCGGCACAGATACGCGCCGAACTTGAAACAGCAGAACACTTAAAACGCCTCCGCGCTATGCGGGCGGCATGAGGAGCGATGATGCGCATCACTATAAACGTTAATTCCACTCCTGATGTGGAGGCGGCCATAACAGCTCTGCGCCACTTCATCAAAGAGAAGAAACCAGATGATGGAACGAGCGATGTGTGGGGGATCGGCATTACCGGCGGCGCCTACTTTTCTGTGGGAGTTAAGCCGAACGGGAATTACACAGTTAAGCAGCAGGATTGAGGAGAGATTATGAATTGGAACAACCGAGTCGACAGCATGCCAGACCCGGAAAGTAAGAGTCGAGTTCTTGTATTTACACCAACACAGCATGAGGACATGCGATACCGGCTTGTGCCTGCGTCACTATTTAAAGCTGTTTGTCGTGACGCTACGCACTGGATGTAGTCGATGACCCTGAGGAATGAAGCAACTGATAGCTGATTCACTGAGTCGGCTATTGGGTGCGAATGCACTGCCACGTTATCCCTTTTGCTCGGCCATAGTGCCGGGTTCTTTTTGCCTGGCTTCCAGGTTCGATTTCCAAACCGGAGATGAAACCTATGCGCGAACTACGCGACGACTCCCTTATTGACATGAAGTTCATGATCGAAGATGCTGGCTATACAGCGAAGTATTTTTATTCGCAGATTAATGCCGGAAAACTCCCCAAGCCAATCAAACTTGGTCGCACATCACGATGGATGTACGGCGACTACCAGAACTGGAAACGCAGCTACCAATCCCCTATGAAAAACGCATCATGA